TATTCGAGCATTGAATCGCGATACGTGTCCAGAACGTCTGCTTGTTTCCGTAAGTCTTTGGCATTGCCGAGCGCAAACGTCCACGGATTGTGGATCATAATTCGTGAGCCCTTAGATGCAACGGAAGGGAACACGACAGGGAACAGGCTCGCAGCCGATGCCGCGATTGAGTCAACAGAAACGCGAACCGTGCCTTCATGCCGACCAAGAACTTGAATTATCGCCATCGCTTGATCAACAGAGCCGCCGTAGCTGTTGATACGAACGTCCAGTTCACCAGACCCTAATTCTTCCAAAGCAGCCACGACCATCGGTGCATCAATCATCCCTGCCCATTCTGGCCCGATGTCGTTGTACAGAAACAGTTCGCGAGTTTCTTTTCGATAGATTTTCTTTTCGTCCATTTCAAATATCCTTGATCCAGTTTTGAGTCAGTTCAACAATCGCAGCTTTCGCATTGGTTACAACGTTCGTGCTTGCAATCAATTCACGGAGTTCATCCAGCCTTGCATTGCAGTACGATAGCGGTTCGATCCCGTTATCTTTTGCCACATCAGCGATCGTCGTATGCCAGCTTACGTAATGCTTTGCGATTCGCTGTTCCAATGCTTGTAGTGAATTGGCTGTTTTGGAATTCGCGATCCCTGCAATTCGTTTCGCTTCAACTTTCAGCAATCCGTTCCATTGATTGCGAGCCTGATCTGCCCGTGTCGTTTGGCTCGGCTCACTGGTTTGGATTGCTGGGTTCATGTAATCATCGCCTCCCGGTCGTGGGTTCCGGTCAAGCATTTCACGCGCTTCATTCGGGTTCAAGACTGTTGATCGGATATGCGTCGCCATCACGTTCGCAGTTGTAGCCGCATCCATCTTGATCCACGTTGCCGTATTGAATTTGAAATAGTATTGGTTCGACATGTACTCCGTCACCGTCAAGAGCTTACGTTGGCATTCGTTTTCCCAGCGAACGAGCCAGCGATCCAAGCAGCTTGCAAGGTATTGTAATTGCGATTGCTCCATGCTGTTGTAGCTTGTCGCAGAATCATCTCCGGGCATGTTCGGCAAGCCGAACACTAACATCACATCTTGCCGACTGAACCTCATTTGCTCAATCATTTGTGCATCGGCATTGCTCATCGTCAAAACATCAGCGGTCATGCCGCGACGTAGCAGACCTGCGACCTCTCCTCCACCATCGCCGCCGAAATCTTTGCGGAACTTTTCAAGGAACTCGGTCGCTTCTTTTTGTGCATCGCGGCCAGCGAAAGCACCACCAGCATCGTTCAACATGATCCGGCCAGTGAAACCCTTCTGCGTCTGCTTGCGCATCAGCCGGTGTCCTGACCTTGCTGCCGTGAATGCGTCCTCCAAGGCCCTTGCTACGTTCCAGCCTTTGACGCCGCTGTAGCCGAGGCCCATGATGTGTAGAACATCATAATCAGGAACGGAAATCGTTTCTGGTGGGAACTGGCTGGTCGCACCCTGTTTCAGGAACTCATCAACCATGTAATGGAACACGATAGGATCGTTCACATCAGGGCACGTCAAATGCCATTTCACTCCTTCGACCATGAACGTATCTGTTCGGTCTGGCAGTAATGGCAACAATTCAACCGCGATGCCGTTTTCCCTGCGAATCCATGCGCGACCGTTTCCCCATGCAAGCGCGTGAGTAGTGATCATTTCCTTGAACAAGTCTGCCGTTTGATAGTTGTTCGGCGCATTACGCATCAGCCTTGTGAGTGGATGGTCAACCAGCTTTGTACTACCCCTCACGTTGGGAGCATTTGTTTTGTAAAGGTCCAGCGGCATCTTGCCGATATCGCCGCCAATCTTTTGTAATGCGTACCAGACTGCCGGAATCGCGTGCATCGTGGCACTCGTCACGGACTCATTGCTGACGCCAAGAGCTTCCAGTAACCATTGCAACGGCTTTCGTAGTGTTGATAATTCGCCATTCATTTTACAAACACATCTCCCATCGTTTTCTGAGTGAGTAGGCAAATCCGCAATGCCATGACAAGCGCTACGGCTGGGTCGATTTTGTCCTTACTGTTTTTCCGGTCTGGCATCCAATGGTTTGACGCATCTGTGTTAAGAACCAAGTTCGCCATTGCCCATCGCAATACGGGATGCCCGTCGTGTTTTATCTTGCCTCGCTTCACAAGGTCAATCAACGCCGACAATGGCTCGTGCATATCGTATCGCTTCTGTGCGATCTTTATAGGCTCGAAACCTTCTGTCTGGAAGTCCTCTGCCATCTGTCGCATATTAAACGGGTCAAATCCCACTTGTCTCGCATGGTTTTCGTACATGGATTCAACCGTGTCATGGTAAACCGTTGCATAGAGTGAGGACGTCACGTTGAGGTAGCCAGCGAAAGCGAATGTTCTCCAAGGCTCCTCGGTCATATCGCGGGTCGTTTCGGCATCCATGTATGCCCTGCACTTCACTTCATACCGGAATAACGTAACGTTCTTTTCTTCGTCGTAACCATCCACGAACTTCGCAACGTCCACCGACGCCATCAAGTCGTTCACGCCTCCTGCATCAATCGCAGATGCAACGATATCTGCTCCTGACCAATCGGATAGTTCGCCCTGACATTCGTCCCAATCTTCAATTTCAATTGCAGCTTGCAGCGATGTGACTTCAACGTTCGCGTAATACCGTAGCCACCGATGGAGGCCGATGCCTCCTTTCTGGTGCAGTTCATTTGCTTTGCGACGGATATTTTCAATCGGCACACTGATCCCAAGGTTCGGCATCGCTTTCGGCCAAACCAATTCATCGAACGGATTATCACCCTTGTCGAGCCTTGCAATGAATGGCAGAACGGTTTCGTCTTGAATGATGCCGTCAAGGATGCGACAAGCGTATTCATCAACCTCTTTCCAGATCAAAGAGTTCTGGTCGCCAGCCGTTGTGATGATTACGTCCATCGCTTGCGTACGGGCACCAGAGCCGGTCGTGACGGTATCCCAAAACTCGCGGTGACGTTCCTTGAATGCGTGAAGTTCATCGACCACGTTGCAATGCGGGTTCAATCCGTCGAACGGCTTATCGCTTGAGAGCGGCATCATGTAGGAATCTGTCGATGGCATTTCAATCGACAATGCTTTGATCTGCGTCATCCGGCTCAGTTCAGGACTCTTGCGAATCATCCTGATCGTTTCATTGAACACCAGCTTCGCTTGATCGCGTTTCGTTGCACCGAAATACGTTTGCGCTTGTGCCTCGTTGTCGAACAATGTGAACAGTATCGCAAGTGCAGCCGCGAACGTTGTCTTGCCCTGTTTCCTTGACAGGGTGCAGTAGAGCGTCCTGAACCTTCTCATCCCGCTATCATCAACCCATCCGTAGATCATGGCGATGATGAATGCTTGCCACGGCGACAAGCGGAACGGAGTGTTTGCGTATTTGCCTACGGAGTGCCGAAAGACCAATGGGAACACTTCAATCATCCGTTCGGCTCGCCTGATGTTGAAATGAAATGGTAGGTCGCCAGACTTAGAACGTTTCAAATCGTTGATGTGTCTTTGAACCAGCTTCCGAACCCAACTCGACACGACAACAGAGCCATCAAGAACACCTTCGATGTACTGCTCCACAATCGCTATCGGTCGATCCATTGAGATCATTTCGTGCGTCGCTTAAAGTCAACCTCTTGTGCGATAGCATTCCTTCGCAATGAAATCTGTCCACGCCTTGTTCTGTGCGGCTCAATCAAAGAACCCCACTTCGCAAACATCTTTTCCGTTACCGCTGCCTCTGTTGCTGCATCACGGTACGTGTTCGCCCCTCCTTTGTTGTCGCGATGCGGAAAGTCGCAGAGGATATTATCGCAGCGAAACACTCCGTCTCCGTTGACAATCAGTTCCAACGTCATATCGTAATCTTCTTTCAGTGCCATCGTTGTGTCGAACAATGGGCACTCTGGTGCCACGAAAATCAAATCACAAGCCACGAACTTATCCAAGCTCAGGTCAAGGCCAGTGTAGTTCAGCGTGTTACTTGTGACGGCTACTCCACCATAGAGCCGACCAGTCTTTGCAGCGGAAACCAACAGGACGCCGATGGCAGCTTCAAGCGTGATGCGTTCAGCGTGACGTTTCCCATTCAGCAAAGATAGCTTGCGGATATGTCGCAAGTCATCACTGGTTTGGATGCTGCATGAGCCGAACTCCCTTGCATCTGCGATTGCCATGTTCCGCGCTTCGCTGATGTTGGGAGGGCAACCCACGACGCAGCCGAACGGTACACCAGCCTGAACGTAGGCTTGTTCCTCACCTTCGGTAACGTACCAAGTCGCTTTGATGCTGCCGAGTATTTGCTGCATCGGCTCGACTCGGTGAGTCCGTTTCGTGCTGATGACGGCTGCATGATAAAAAGAACCATCTAAGTATTTGTTCAGCATGGCAGATACCCATTCTTTCGACGCCAATTGTTTACCGTGTTTGTGGAACGTAACTTGAACTTGATGTTGAAATCCGTTGCGTCGGCGGCTCCGTATTGCGTTCCGTCACCGCATGTTTCAACGAGCCCCGGATACATGCCAGCCAAGCGAAGGCAATTGTCTTGCAAGTGTGGGAGCCGTTCCATGAAACTGCCGATGCCTCCTGTTTCGAATTGCGGCTTGATGGCTTTGATGTACCTGTTAATCACGATCTTGCCGTATCTTGCAACCACATCAATGGACTTGAACCCATCTTCAAGCATCATCGTTTTGAATGGGAACCAAGTCGAACCATCGTTCTTGTAGAGTCCGCATTGCGTTCGGCAGTAGCCGTAATACAACCATTTTCTGATTCTGAAAAAGAAATTGTTTTCATTCGCGAAGGCTGCAAAGATTGTTCCATGCTTGTCAGCGTGTTCAATCGTTTCGCCAACGTACTGAAAGAAGTCATCCTTGCCAACGTGTAGATCGAACAGTGTTCGCCAGTCGTTGCCATCCTTCAGGTCAATGGTTTCGCTGCCAGCCATTTGATACGGGATGCCGGTAATCTCTTGAACGTTATCGTCAAGCCACAACGACCATTGATTGACCGGCATCACATTGGTGATTACCCATTCCCTTGCAAGGCTCACACCTGTGATGTTACCAACCGCATTGCCAGTCACCTTGATGGCTGATGGCTGCACTCCCAACGATACAAGATTACTTCGCTGTTCATCGGTATCGCAAACGAATGTCGGGTCAAGCCCGAACTCATCGATCACAGACAAGCATCGGAAACGGTCTGGCGAACCCTTGGTAATCGTGAACGACCTCATGTGAGTGGGTCTCCTGCTTTGCGGTTCTTTGCCCGTGTGATTTCTTTTGGTGCGTCCATGCAATGGATCATCTTTTCTCTGTAATAGAACACAAGGGTGATACGTTCGTAT